AGATCGCACGCATTTTCCGTGTGCCATCATATTTGATTGGCGCTAAGGGCGACTCGCAAACATACGCGAACGCTGAGATGGCTGGCCAACATTTCGTCACGTACACACTCATGCCGTGGTTGCGTCGCCTTGAGGATGCGTTCTCTAGTTTGTTAGCGCCACCAGATTTTGTGCGTTTTGATGTTGATGCGTTCCTGCGTGCTGACACACTTAGCCGTTTGAAGGCGTACCAGTTGGCCGTTGCGACTGGTATTCGTACACCGAACGAATGTCGTGCTAGTGAGGACCTTGAACCGTATGAAGGCGGCGACGAGTTTGTGATGGCGTTGCCTGGTGCACCGATGGCTGGTCCTGGTGAAACACCGCCGCCGATGGGTGTTGACGCGGAGCCGCCGTTGTAATGGCCTCGTTCACACCGACATCGGCGATGCGTGATGAGGCGCAGCAGGGTTTGGATTGGCGTCAGGAGTTTGGGCGTGGTGGCACGGCGGTCGGTGTTGCTCGTGCCAGAGACATCATCAATGGTGACCTGTCATTCGACACAATCAAACGGATGTCATCGTATTTTGCGCGTCATCTGGTTGATAAGGATGCCGAAGGTTTCCGTGCCGGCGAGGAAGGTTTCCCATCTGCGGGCCGTATCGCATGGGCGTTGTGGGGTGGCGATGCGGGGCGCGCATGGTCGTTGGCAATTATTTCTGAAAGTAAAACATCCGAAAAGGAAACAAACAATATGAATCTGAACGAATTAGAAACCCGTGATGGTGAACTTGCCGATCTCGGTTTCACACCACGGCAAATGATGCAGTACGAGAACGACGAAAAAGTCGTGGAACTGTTCGGCTCGTACACACAGGATTCGAGTGCTGACGGTGCGCACTACATGGCAGAGTCGCCGTTCGTCGCTGAAGGTTTGGTGTGCAGCTCGTGCGTTTTCTATGACGGCGCTCGTTCCTGTGAAATCGTTGAGGGTGACATCGCACCTGAAGGTATCTGCAAAAAGTGGATTATTCCCGACCGACTTATCGTTGGTGATACCGTTGGAACTGAAATGGAATCCGACGAACCCTCCGAACTTGCCGTCAGGTATGGCGCGCTAGAAATTCAACATCGCAAGGTGCAAGGTCGTGACGTTGAATTTCGTACTGTTTCGTTCGGGAATATTGAGGTGCGTTCCGATGTGGAAGGGCAGCCGATGCGGTTCCGTGGATATGCGGCCGTGTTCAACTCCCCGTCAGAACCGTTGCCGTTCACCGAAACGATCCGCCCTGGCGCATTCAAACGGTCACTGAACGCAGGTCGTGAAGTTCGCATGTTTGTCAATCACAACACTGATCTCGTTCTCGGTTCAACCCGATCCGGAACCATCACTGTCACCGAGGACAGTCGCGGCTTACTCGTCGAGGGTGAACTACCAGACACCACCTATGCCCGTGATCTGTCAGCGTTGATGCAACGCGGTGACGTGCACGGCATGTCGTTCGGTTTCAGTGTTCCCCGTGGAGGTGACATCTGGTCAGAGAATGGTGCACAACGCGCGCTCACTGAAGTTATTCTGCATGAGGTTTCTGTTGTGACTGGTTTCCCCGCATACCCTGAAACAACTGGTGCGACCGTTCGCAACACAGAAACCGAAACACATATCGACGAAACATCTGTGGGCACTGTGCCCGTTTCGGTGGCTCGTCGAATGAATGATCTTTACGCCAAAAAAGCGTGAACACCTCAGATCGGAACATCAAGACCGGACCAGCATGACTGGCACCACCTCAGAATGTCACCACCTGAACCCCAAAAACATCAACCCCCCAAACAGAAATGGAACAAAAACCATGAGCGAATACATCGCAAATTTATCTGACGAGCGGGCTAAGGCATGGGAACAGGCCAAAGCACTTCTCGATGTGGCAGTCGCTGAAAAGCGTGATCTGTCCGCTGAGGAAAACCAAACGTTTGACCGGATCAACGCAGACCTCGACATCAAAGATGCTCGAATCAAGTCAATCCTTGACGCCGAAACTCGTGACCGTGACATTCAAGAATCACGCGCACGCCTCGGCGTTCCCGCAAACCTCGGTGGCGCTGCCTCTGAAGTTGACCAGGATGATGTGACGGTTCGCCGTCTGTTGGCTGGTGAACAGCGCACTGCAAAGTTTGAGAAGCGTGCCATCACTAAGTCAAGCGCCACAATGGTTCCGTCGTCAGTGTACGACCGCATCGTTGAGCATTTGGTTCAGGCGAACATTGTGCGTGCACAGGCAACCGTGTTGACCACTGGTAGTGGTGAGTCGTTGGCGATTCCGAAGTCAACCGCGTTCAGTACCGCCAGCATTGTTGGCGAAGCTGCACAGGCCACCGCATCGGATCCGACCCTCGGAACCGCCACCCTCGGCGCGTACAAGTATGTCGTGCTCGTTCAAATGTCGAACGAACTCGCACAAGACTCCAGCGTTGACGTTGCAGGTTTCCTGGCTCGCCAGGCAGGTTTGGCCATCGGTGTCGCAACTCGCGGTCACATGACCACGGGCGACGGTTCAAGCAAGCCTTACGGTATCGTCACCAACGCCACCACTGGTGTCACTGGTGCCGCAGCCGTTTCGGGTGTGTTCACCGCTGACAACTTGATTGACCTGAACTACTCGGTGTCAAGCACCTACAAGGCGCAACCAGGCGTCGGCTGGATGATGAACTCAACCGCAATGGCCAACGCACGCAAATTGAAAGACACCACCAACCAGTACCTGTTCGCACCAGGTCTCAATGGTGTTGCTGACACGTTGCTCGGTTTCCCCGTGTACATCAACGACTCAATGGCCAGCCCTGCGGTCGCCGCTAAGTCAGTCTTGTTCGGTCACTTCCCGTCGTACTTCATTCGTGAAGTCAACGGCATTGAAGTTGCCGTGTCTGACGACTTCGCGTTCGACTACTCGGTGCGCACGTTCCGTGTGAGCCTCCGCACTGACGGTGTTCTGGTCGATCAGACCGGTGCCGTTAAGTGTTTCGTTGGTGGCGCTGTCTCCTGATAGCCCTGCCATGTTGGTCACCGTCACCGTGTCTTTGATGCGGTGACGGTGAACCACCACCCATCTCCAAACATTTTTTTTGTAAAGGTCGCAGCATGAAAATCAGAATGCTTATCGCAATATCAGGAACCATTGATGGGCAAGAATGGCCCGCCATCGGTGGTGTCATTGAGGTCGCCGATCATGTTGGTGCAGACATGATTGTCAACAGGTTCGCTGAAGTTGACGGGACAGTCGAAACTGCTGCTGTGAACCCTGTGAAAGAAACTGCCGCTAAACCAGCTGCGAAAACTCGCAAGGCATAAATCGTGCCGATCACAACCGCGCAGGTGTCAGTCAGCACGACTCGTGTGCTACTGCATCAAACAGACGCCGACGGATGCCATCTATCTATTCACGCAGACATCGGTTCAGGTAGCCATATTCATATCGGCGACGCAACAGTGACAACCGCCAATGGTTACGAATTAGACGGTCACGACACTTTTCAAATCTCAATGCCACCCACAACCGCGATCTATGCCGTGAAGGACAGTGGCACGGGTACAGTCTCAATCATGGTGACGAACTAATGGCTATCACGAACGGGTACTGCACTCTCAGCGAACTGAAATCTGCTGCACGCATCGCCGACAATGTTGACGACGCACTCCTAGAACGAGCAGTCGAAGCGGCCTCACGGCGCATTGATGGCGAATGTTCACGACGGTTCTATGTTGACGGGGCAGTCAGCGCCCGCACATATGCGGCAAACCGCAACGCTTTTCTGTTCGTTGACGACATCTCAACCACCACAGGTTTGGTTGTCAAAGTTGACGACCAGATGTCAGGATCGTTCAGCACCACCCTCACGGTCGGTGTTGACTATCAGACAGAACCCTCGAATGCTGTCGCGCAGGGTGAACCGATCACCTTGTTGCGTGCGTTGGACACTGGTTTTCCTGTCGCCGAAAACGGTCGCACACTGATTGAAGTGACTGCCAAATGGGGATGGCCGTCAGTGCCACACGCGATCCGTGAGGCAACCGTACTGCTAGCGTCACGCCAGTTCAAACGCCTTGACTCGCCGTTGGGTGTCGCAGGGTTCGGTGACCTCGGCGCCATTGTTGTTCGTCGCATTGATCCTGATGTTGCTGCGATGGTGGCACCGTACAAAACTTTTGTGGTGGCCTGATGCCGGCACCAATCGCCGACCTCCGAGCAGGGCTGGCAGCGAACCTGTCAACGATCAACGGTTTGCGGGTCTATACAGTCTTGACTGATAACCCACAGTTCCCCGCCGCGTTGATCTCGTTGGACCGCATCGAGTTTGATTCAACGATGGCGAGAGGTTGCGACAGTATCGAATTCACTGTCACGCTCGTTGTTGCACGAGCCGATGATCGTAGTGCCCAAAACAAACTTGAAACCTATCTCGCAGGCACAGGTGCCACATCCGTCAAAACTGCTGTCGAGAGTGATGTCACGTTGGGTGGTGCTGCTTTTGATGCACGCGTCACCGCAGCTGAACAGATTGGTACAGTGAACTCACCTGATGGCTCAACCTACCTATTCGTAGATTTCGCTGTCACAGTCACCGCATAAAGGAACGACCAGATGCCTTTCATTTCCTCAAACCAAACCAGAGTGATCTACGGGACCAACGCTCTCGCAGCAATCCTGCGCACCGTCTCACCGTCGGTGAACTTCGATATGCTCGAAACGACGACGCTGGCCGACACTTCAAAAACATTTCAGCCAGGGTTGGAGGATATTGCTCTCAACCTTGACGGACTGTTTGACAGCACCACAGGCGCGGGTACAGCATTCGACAACATCATCGCCGGTATCACAGGCGAATCAACGGTGGCGACATCGGTCGCACCTAGCGGTTTCGCAGTGAATAATCCTGTGTGGTTGATGGGCACCAAAACGATCTCGTATGAGGTTTCTAGTGCGGTCGCCGATCTGGTCTCATTCAGCATGGCGTTCGGTTCAGGCACCGCACCAGGTTTGGGTGTCAGTCTCTCCGACCTCGCCGCTATCACCGCCACAGGGAACGGCACCAGCGTTGACAATGCCGCTGGTACCACTAATGGTGGGATCGCCAACCTGCATATCACCGCAGTTAGTGGCACCTCCCCGACGCTCGCCGTAGTGATTCAACATTCAACGAACAACAGCACGTGGACAACGCTCGCGTCGTTCACTACTGCGACAGCAGCCACCAGTCAGTCAGTCTCGTTCACGGGTACAGTCAACCGTTACGTGCGCGCGTCATATACTGCGGGTGGCACCACCCCATCATTCACTAGCCAGGTCAGCCTGGCCCGTAACTAAGGAAAAAACATCATGGCATTTGTAGCCGCTAGATCATCCTCGTTCAAACTTGACAACGCCGCAGGAACACTGACCGACATTTCGGCATATGTGGACTCTGTGAGCGGTATCGCCAACACAACCGACATGGCCGAAACCACCACATTCGGTTCAACCTCCAAAACATTCCAGGGTACCCTGCGCAATGGTGACTCGATTAGCGTTTCGGGTAAATGGGATTCGACACTGAACACTCAGATCACTGCGCTGCTCGGTTTGTCAACCTCGTCAACTTTTGACTACTCGCCCGCCGGCACCACCGCTGGTTTGCCGAAGGTCACTGGCGAATGTTTCGTGTCGTCGTATGAGGTTTCAAGTTCGGTCGCCGACCTAGTGACGTTCTCGTTGTCGTTGCAGATCACTGGCGCTGTCACGTGGGGCACGAACTAATATGCTGACATGGCAGTTGTCAGTAACAAAAGTTGACGGAACCTCACACACTTACCGAATCGGCGCACCACATATCGTGGCGTTTGAGCGCGAGTTCGGTATGGGTTTGGGGCGTGCGTTCTCTGAGGATCAGAAAATGGAACACATTCTCTGGTTGGCATGGACCGCTGACAAACGACAGAATCAGACATCACAAACATTTGACGACTATCTAGACACGGTCGCAGATGTTGACCTTGATGCCAATGTAAACCCTACCGTCGGGACTCCCTGACCTATTTGGTGGCACAGGTTGCGGTTGAGACAGGGATCGCACCACAGGCGCTTCTAGATGCCCCTGAGGGCATATTTGAGGCGATGGTGGATGTGTTGCAAACGAAAGCGGATGAGTCCCGCAAACAGAACAGAAGGTGAGTCATGGCCGTTGTGCGCAGTGTTGACAGTGTGAATGTCACTGGTCTTGCTGAGTTACGCCGTGAAATCAAAAAAGCGCAGCAGGCTGGCGGTCCTGACGGTACGCAACAACTGAAAGATCTGAACTATCAGGTGTCTGAGTTTGTGATCGGTAAAGCAAAAACGACGGCAAGCAGTGTTTCTCCTATGGCGAGCAAGGCGGCACAGTCGATGGATGCGTCAAGGTCTGGTGTCGCTGCCAGGGTGAACGCTGGCGGTGCTAAGTATCCCTTTTTTGGTGGTGCCGAATTCGGTGCACATCGGAACCGTAAACGGTTGATCAAAAATACTGGCGGGCGTTCAACGATTGTGCGCAAGAATGAGTCGGCGTCGAAGGTCATCAAAAAGGTTGAGTCACAAACTCTGGCATATGACCGCTATGGCGGTAGTAGCACGGTGCGGAAACGTGCCCGTCAGGACTATGGTGCGACGGCGGTGAAGGTGACTGGTGTGCGGATTGGTTGGAATCAGTTCAAACCGTGGCTCGGTAATCGTGAGGGTGCGGGATACTTCCTGTTTCCTACAGTACGACGCAACATTGATGAGATAATAGACATTTACGGTGACGGAATGCAGGACATCCTGCGCGACGTTTTCCCTGACTAGGAGTAAAAAATGGCGGGCACCCGCAAACTTAGTATCGAGATTCTAGGAAACGCCAAAGGTGCTCTCGGCGCGCTCGACGACGTAGGCAGTAAGGCTGGCGACCTCGGCGGCAAACTTGTTGACTTCGGCAAAAAAGCATTTCTTGGTGTCGCAGCTGC